ATTCCATGAGAAACGGCAAAAGCTACAAGTTCTGGTTTTGTGTATCTATTTGGTCCTCTTAATGGTCCGCACTGTTTTTCACGGGGAGAAGAATGATGAGAAGCACGGGGGGAAGAAGCACGGGGGGAAGAAGCGCGGGGGGAAGAAGCACCTTTAAGTCCAAGAAACTCACATAATTTTACAAGTGTCAGTTTATTTGCCTTTGTTCTTGTCATTAATCCATTAGAAACGACTCTTTCTACAAGCTCTGGCTTTGTCCATCTATTTTTAACCGGTCCTTTTTTTGAACCACATAGTTTATTATCATTCGATTCGTCGAATAATTTTGATAAGTGTAATGATGATGGTAATGACATTTATATTATATTAAAAAAAAAATAAAATTAATTAAGGTAATATTTTTTCAAGAGTCCGAATCGGATTTAGAAAATAGAACTGGACATTCGTACATTGACATTTGAAGGAACTACATTCATGCACAAATCATTTAGTGTCATTTTTTTAGCATGTGTTTTTTTCATTCCAAGAGAAACGGCATAATCAACAAGCTCGGGTTTTGTCCATCTATTTGGTCCATATTTTGGTCCACATCGTTTTCCATGAGGGGAAGAATGAGGAGAAGCACGAGGGGAAGAATGCCGAGAAGCACGGGGGGAAGAATGAGGAGAAGAACGGGGTGATTTCATAAGTTTACACAACTTAGCAACTGTCATTTTTGAAGCCTTTGTCTTGGTCATTCCATGAGAAACGGCAAAAGCTACAAGTTCTGGTTTTGTGTATCTATTTGGTCCTCTTAATGGTCCGCACTGTTTTTCACGGGGAGAAGAATGATGAGAAGCGCGGGGAGAAGAATGATGAGAAGCGCGAGGGGAAGAACGATGAGAAGGTAACCGAAGGCCTGCGTCTCTCATAACAGAACAAAGATTTTCAAGTGACATTTTACTTGCCTGTGTTTTATTTAATCTTCCTTTCTCAACAGCATAAGCTACAAGTTCTGATTTTTTCCATCTAGATGCGACTGGTCCTCTTTTTGGACCACATGCCTTTACAGGTGTCGAGTGTGACATTAATTTCATTGAATCGAGTCCTAACATTTATTATAATTAAAAAAATAAAAATAAAAATATAAATATTTTTTCAAGAGTCCGAATCGGATTTAGAAAGGAGAACTGGACATTCTTACATGGACATTTGAAGGAACTACATTCATGCACAAATTATTTAGTGTCATTTTTTTAGCATGTGTTTTTTTCATTCCAAGAGAAACAGCATAATCAACAAGCTCTGGTTTTGTCCATCTATTTGGACCTCTAACAGGCCCGCACATCTTCGACTTCGGAGAAGAACGAGGAGAAGCACGGGGTGAAGAAGCACGATAAGCACTGGGTGATTTCATAAGTGTACATAACTTAGCAATTGTCATTTTTGAAGCCTTTGTCTTGGTAATTCCATGAGAAACGGCAAAGGCTACAAGTTCTTGTTTTGTGTATCTATTTGGTCCTCTTACTGGTCCGCATCTTTTTACAGGGGAAGAATGATGAGAAACACGGGGGGAAGAATGATTAGAAGCGTGAGGGGAAGAATGCCGAGAAGCGCGAGGGGAAGAATTCCGAGAAGCGCGAGGGGAAGAATGATGAGAATCGCGAAGTCCAAGAAACTCACATAATTTTACAAGTGACATTTTATTTGCCTTTGATTTAATCAATCCACGAGAAACGGATAAAGCTACAAGCTCTGGTTTTGTCCATCTATTTTTAACCGGTCCTTTTTTTGAACCACATGCTTTGTCGGGATATTCTATTATTGGAGATAAGAAGTTCATTTATTATTATACATCTTCGATGTGAATAAAAAAAAAATAATATAAAGAATAAATAATATTTATTAATATATATAATATGGAAGAATATAATTTTTTAAAAAAATATTTTATTGAAACATTTTTTAATATTAATTTTAAATTTGAAAATAACGAAATTTATTACAATGCCAACCCTGAAATAGAAGGTAATGTAACACCGAGAAAGTTTAATAAATTATTTGATTATATAAAATGTAATTGGGAAAAATTAATATCAATATGGGAGAAAATAGAACCTATACTAAGAGTTTGCACTGAATTAAATCCGACCAGATTAGAAGGGGATTATATGAGAGGCCTGTATTATTACAATGCCGGAGATAATAATAATAATAAAAAAAGATCGTTTGATTTCTTTAAAAATGCTCTACCTTTGGTAGTGACCGCGGAGCGGCCGCCTCCGAAGGGGGTGATTGGATTAGATCTGGATAAAGGAGGCGACCGTAGGGCGGTCGGCCTGGCCGCCCCCGAAGGGGGTGACACGAGCATTGGAAGTTTAATGGAATTTTTATCAGAAGAAGAAACATATAATAAAAATATAAAAATATTTTCTATAAATACTCTTTTTTATTTGAGTAATTTATGCTATCAATTTAACGAATTTAAAATTGGATTCTCAGTTGTATCTTCGTTTTTAAAAAATTATGACCCTGCGGTCATAAATGATCTAACTGGAAAGTTTGGGTATATTGATCATTTACCTATATATAATGTTATGACTGATTGGTATAAAATTTATGCAAATTTGATAAAGATTGATAAACCCTCGTCGTGGACCCCGTGTGAGCCTGTCATTCCTATTTTTTGTATTGTAGCAGATGGAGGGTATACAAAATGGTCTGGTCGAAATATACTTACTTCTGGAGTTGGTGGGTCTGAAACATGGGTTATAGAAATGTCTAGAAATATTAAAAAATTAACCAATTTTAATGTTATTGTTTTTTGTAATTGTTTTGAAGATGAGATTTTTGAAGGAGTTGAATATAGAAAGCTGGATGACTACCATAGATTTATTTCAACAAATAAAGTAAAGCATTGTGTGATTAGCAGATTTTCAGAATATATACCTTCTTCAATCGCTGGGTATACTGAAAATATACATATTATACTACATGATTTAGGATTGACTGGAATAATTGTTCCAATTGATAATAAAATAAAAAATATATTTTGTCTTAGTGAATGGCATAAAAACTTTTTTTTAAAAACATTTCCACACTTTACTAATATAACCCATTCGTTACATTACGGTATTGATTTTACAAACTTTCTGGACCAAGCCCCGATGAGATCCTCAAGTGACATCTTTAGCTCCGATTCCTCCTCCTTCGGTCAGAGTGTTAAAAACAGACAGTATTCATTTATATATTCTTCATTTCCAAATAGAGGACTTAAAGTTGTGCTGAAAATGTGGCCAGATATACAAACAAATTTTCCAAACGCTACACTTGATATTTTTACAGATATCAATAATGAATGGGCGAATTCTTTTTATCCAGAAGATATGACTGAAGTAAAAAGACTTCTTTTAAAGTATAAAACTTCGTATCCGAATGTTAAAAATCACGGATGGGTTAGTAAGAAAGTTTTGTCATCATATTGGAAATCATCAAATATATGGTTTTATCCTTGTACATTTGCAGAAACATTTTGTCTAACGGCACTTGAGGCTGCGCTAACAAAAACCTTGGTTATTACAAATAACTTGGCTGCATTGCAAGATACAGTAGGAGATAGAGGTATTATTATTGAAGGGGATTGCAATATGGAAAAATGGCAGAAGAATGCTTTGGAAAAGATTCTATTTTATTTGAATGGACAAAAAGATTCAGATATACATTATCTTATAGAAAAAAATTACAAATGGGCTTTGGAACATTCTTGGACAGACAGAGCAAAATATTTTATTGATAATTATATTGGCTCCGGTAACCTACAGAGCTCTCAAGATAGTCAAGAGAAAGAGCTTCCTAAAATAGACCTTATATATTATATCAATTTAGAAGGAAGAGTTGATCGAAAAAACCATTTCCTAACCCAATGCAATCTCCATAAAATACCTTTGAAAAAAATAGAAAGATTCAACGCTGTAGATGGAAAAAAACTTATCATGAACGAAACAGTAAATAATTTATTTAGAAATTGCAACTATAAAAATTATAACTCAGGGGGTAGTATTATGGGAAATCAATTGAGTCATTATATGCTATTTGAAAAAATGATTACTGAAAATTTTAAATATATTATTATATGCCAGGATGATATTGTTTTTAAAAATGGGTTTTGTGATTATGTAAATAATTTAATGGATAATATTCCAGACGATGCTGAAATAATACATTTGGGATTTCATAAATATGCAGTTAGAGATGTTTTTTTACCATGGGATCTATCTAAAAATACAAAAGATGATTGTATAAGCAAGGTTACTGTAAATGATTTTATATGTAAAGTTACCGATGGATGTCACCTATATAATTCACATAATTCTACCTGTTATATTTTAACTCAAAAAGGTGCAAAAAATTATATTAGTTACATAATGAATGAAAAAAAAGGATTTACAGTAGCTCAAGATTATGAAATGAGTTATTATTTGGAATCAAAGGATTTGTCATATGCATCAAGGTATGTTTTAGCTACATCAAATACAATATTTGGATCAGATATATTCGAAAATATTTATAATTCTCAAAGTGCATCAAATAAACATAAATTTACATCAAATAATATTAATCTTAATTATTTAGATATGTACAATTGGACAAATGATTTACCCCTTAATTGTGAAAGTAAATTGACTTTTGTAAAAATGCTGTCAAATTTTATAAGTTATAAAAACTGTAATATACTTGAAATTGGCACTTATGTTGGAACTTCAATTATTGGCATGTTGCAATATTTACCAAATGCAACAGCTACTGTTATTGACTCATGGAAAAATTATAATGAAATTTATTCTGGATCTTCAATTGATTATCTAAAAAATATCGAAGAAAATAACGCAGAATCCATCTTTAAAAATAATATACAAATAGCTGGAATGGTTGATAGAGTAACTTCCATAAAAGGTGATTCTTCAAAAATATTAATCAAACTCCTTACAGAAAATAATAAATTTGACTTTATCTATGTTGATGGAAGTCACAAATGTTTGGATTGCTATTCCGACTGTCTGTTAAGTTGGTCCCTCTTGAAATCGGACGGAATAATGGCTATTGATGATTATTTGTATAAAACAACAAATAACGTACTTGATCACGTTTCTGCAGGAGTCGATCATTTTCTATTGAAAATTGAAGGTGAATATAAAATGCTAAATAATGGATACCGTATTTTTATACAAAAATTTTAAATAGCAGCCAACCACCTTGATAATTTTATTTTTATACTCGAAGTATAAAAATAAAACTTCTTATCTAGTGAAGACTTTAATTGTTATAATAATTAATTGGTATAATTGACTGAATTTTTCCAATAAACGTATCACTTGATTCTTTTTTTATCATAAACGGATAAAATATATAATTTATATAAAATTCAAAAAAATATGATAATTTTCTTAAAATATATCCAGTATATGTTACTGTGCATTTTTCATTTTTTATTATATTAACATTTTGTAAATGAGATAATAGATCAATATCATCTACATGGCATAATTTATATTGTATAACATTTCTATCTTTGCAAAGATTATCCTGTCCTGCATGTAACAAATTTGAATCAAATAAAAAAACAGTACCAGATTCCCCTTCTATATTTAAAATTCTAGACAATACAAATGGATAAGTATTATGACTATTTGGACATACTGATAGTAAATCTCCTTCATATTTATATAATATACAAGTATATACTTTATGTTTAGTATTATATATATTCTGGCTAGATGTTACGTCTCTATGAAAAGTGGATAATGCTACGTTATTTATTTTGTATACATAATCAATAAACATGTATCCATCCGGGAGAACATCCAATATATTTTTTTCCATCTCTGGACATGGTTTATCTATTGTATTATTATATACATCATTATGAAAAACCATAAATCCATCTTTTTCCAATGTTCTTGTTTTAATAGAGTCTTTAGCTTTTTCATATAATTCTATAGAATAAAATATTAAATATATTATGATAATAATATAAATGTATTTTAAAATTTTAATTTCTTTTTTCATTTATAATTAAAAACTTTTTATTTATTATATAAATGAATTGTGGACCGAAAAATGGACAAAATCGATATACAAGACCCGTATTGACACAAATGGCTTCGAGTGCTGGAATTACAAATTCAGTTATACGAAAAGCAGATATTCAAGAATTATGTAGACTATTAAACCTTCCGGCTATCGCTGGTGGACCTGTCGCAGCACCAATCCCTATTCCAGTAGCACCTATGTTATGTGGGCCTACCCATGGGAAAAATAGATATACAAAACCTGTACTTGCGCAAATGGCTCTGAGAGCTGGAATTGAAAATTCAGTTATACGAAAAGCATCTCTAAAAGATTTATGTGATTTATTAAATTTGTCTGGTGACCCGGCTGTTATCAGACCCGGTTCTCCTGGTGTTCCGGCCTCTCCCAGGTCACCGCATCAAGCAACCCACCCGTTACAGTGTGGACCAAAACATGGACCAAATAGATATAAAAGACCTGTATTAGAAAAAATGGCAAGAGATGCTGGAATTGCCAATTCAGTTATACGAAAGGCAGATCTTCTAGAATTATGTAGGTTATTAAAACTTTCGGCGCTCACCAGGGAGTCACCACGCCTATCGCCACCACGCCTATCTCCTACGCGGCCATCGTCACCACGCCCATCGCCACGACGGCCATCGTCACCACGCCTATCGCCTACGCGGCCATCGTCACCACACATGTCACCGCCAGGTACCTTGCCGGTTGGTCCGAGTATCGGCCATCATACGATTGTACCGGCCTGTATTTCAAGGTCA